CGATAATGCAAAAGTGTCGATATTTAAAACCTTCGAAGATTGGGTATATGTTGCTTGGAGATTTTCTGATTTCAAATATGGATTAATATTATAAGTTGTAGATGGTGAATTAAAAGGTCCTTCTTTATGATTACCAGACGCCAATCTAAAAGTAATTACTGATTCGCCATTATTATATCCAATTACAGTTTCTCCAACTTCAAATGATCCAACAGTTCCATAATTAACTAGGGTTGAATCGTTGGATACTTCTAATAATTTGGGTATAAAGTCAACACTACCATTTCCATCAAAGAATTGGTAAAATCTTGTGAGTGGTTTTAAATTATTTGCTGAGAATTGTGTATTTCTGGAGCGCATATATTGCTCATCTGCAGAAGAGATGAGAACATCACTTGAAACAACACTAGTTTCCGTTGTTCCTATTTTGCTTGGATCAATTACTCTTCTACTTACGGTAGTATTAGATTCTGCGAGTCTAATAGTTCTAACCCAACTATCACTAGATGGAGATAATTTTACAAAACCATTATAAGAAACAACATGAAATGGGTTTACATTTTCAACTTTTGTTGCCAGTAGTTGTTGAATCCATCCAACACTCTCATATTTAAGTGTAATAGCGTTTCCTGTTTTTTGGACATTAGAATCTAACAAATTAAAGTTAGTTGAAGTATCTAAATTCTCATCAGTAATATCTGTAGAAGGTGCAATTTGTCCCTTAAGAGTATTTCTACTAACTATACATTCCAATTCTTGGGAATCGGTATCAACTTCTATCGAAGATACGTTTAAATTTATGAGAGAATCATTTTTGAAATCATCTACAAAAAATCCAGTTTTAAATCTGGTGTTTCCTTGTGCATCCTGGACTTGGAGTGTTTGTGTGTTAACCTCCAAAAGAGAAAGTGAAGTGACTCTTTCTAAATTTTCAATTCTATCCTCAAGTTTACCAATATCTCTCATTGTATATCTTCTATTATCAACGAGTGATATTGTGGCATTATTTGGATCATAAAGATATGCTGGAAGTGTAATAGTTCCCAGTTCCATTAATCCATTGGGATTGTTATTTGATGGAACTTTTGGATTTGTACTAGAAATTCCTTTCTGAACAACAAAATTACCAAATGTGTCCAAATAGACTTTATCAATTCTTGGTAAATAATACTTATACCCAATCAGAGAGCTCTCTTTTGGTTTCAATATAAGTTTTGGTAATACGCCAAAACTTCTTGAGTCAAAATCAAATGGAGATTTATCGGTAGCAGTAAACTGAGACACTCTTGGTCTAAAGTCAAGTGTATCAGATGCTCTTACATTTCTGGGTCCAATGGTAGGAATATCTTCAGAAAATCTATCTCTATCATAACTGTATACAGTATATACATCCCCATCATCCGAAGCGGGAATTGTATAATGGTCAAATACAATTTTTAATCTTCTTGATGGTATTGGTGTAGAAGAATTTCTAATCAACCTAGAATAGTCATAATATTGATCTTTTTGACCTTTGTTTAATGTAAAGGATGAAGTAATATCCTTATAAGAACCTTTAATAACAGATTGAAGTGAAGCAGTATTGTTAGATTCTTCTAATGTAACAGTTTCATTAGCAACAAATCTATCTTGATTTAAGTATACAATAGATAGAACGAGTGAAGATGGTTTAGAAACTACTCTTGCTACAGTGTTGCTTGTAGAACTTGTTATAGTTTCTCCAATAATCGCATTACTAACAATAGAACTATCAAAGAATTGAATTTGATCTAATGTTGATGCATTTTCATCTAAAGATTCGTGAATTGCAAGAACTTTAACAACATCTGGCCAATTCAAAGAAATTTCTTCATCTTGAACTCTCAATCCATAATTTGTATTATAAGTTAGACCATCATTAATGGAAGTATTAATACCAACTCCAGATTGTGGATTTTTTGAGTAAACAACATCAAGAGTTGCACTTCTTGTATAATTCTTTATTTTACTCTGAATACCATTCTTTGTTAATGATGTGTTCACTACAATGCTAGATTGACTTGCAGTTAATCCATTGATAGTAACTGTATTTGAACTAATAGAAAGTGCGTCGGAAGTTATTGTACCAATTCCACCTCCGGTGTAATGGACAGAGTATCTTTCTTCATCAAAAGGATCAAAGAACGCACTAGTGATTCCACTAACAGCAGATAAATTAAATGTTAAAACTCCGCTAGAATCTGTTGTCTCTCCAGTTATTTGTTCGGATATTTTCAGAGTTGATCCAGAAAGATTTACAGATTCGATATTAGAATCTGGAAGTTCTGCATAGAGATATCCCTTATCTTGGTTTCTTAGTGCTGGAATTCCAAGTTTAATTTGAGAATATGTTCCATTAGATACTGTTCCTGCGTGAACACCAGAAACATTCGTAGAAGATGCGATTGTCAAAGATGATATGTTATTCGCGGTTACCCTATTAAAAGTTTCATCTCCAGATCCTGTTTGATATCTAATGATGTCACCAACTTTAACGCCTGTAAAATCCTTACCAGGACTTACTAGAGTATTTCCGCCACTAATAGTTCCTCCAACAACACCATTTGGAAGATTGATAGAATCTAATAAAGAATCTGCAGTGAATGTTGGGAATCCAGAAACACCAGATTGATAAACGGATTTAATATCTCTAGTTCCATATACAACAATTGATGTAATTGTTGCAGAAACATCGATACCATTAATAATAAGTTGTTCTCCAATAGAAAAAGTTCCTGAAGTTTGTCTAATGTTTATTGTACTACCAGTTCCAGAATCAACGGCAAATCCACTTGCACCACTATTTTTTCCTTTAATATGAGAAGATGTTATAAGACCTAAAGGAGATACTGGTGTATTTAATGTGAGGGAGGTATATGTCTGAACGTCATAAAGATATAAATCCCAATTTGTAGATGCATTTTGATATGCAGATCCTGTTAAATTGAATGTATATACTCTAGCGTCTCCTATCTTAGTTCCACCACCAGCAAACTGATTATAAAGTTCGATAGATTCTTTTTGTTTTGGTGCTCCACTTACATTATTGACTCTTAACAAATTTCCCATCTCAAAGGGAATATTTGCAGTTGATACAGTAGCAGTATCTCTTGGTTTTTCTACATCAATAATTGTATTTGAAATCTTTTCTACATTATAACCACCAACATAAGCTTCTCCAGGAGAAACTTTCACACACATTAAATCATCTGAAGGTGTGTTAAGTTGTTCTGTAGATTGATTATCAAAAAACAAACCATCATTACCCAACTTATCGTTGAGTGAATTGTGTAATGATACTTTAAAATTTTCTAGTGCATAATGACCAGATTCTTCATAAGTTCTTTCTGCAATATAATCTCCAAGTCTATTCAGTTCAGTTTTATTTTCAATGAATTTTATTCTACCTTCTTCTACTCTAAGAAGTTCTACAAAATCTGTGTCCTTAGTATCTGTAATTAACTTCTTTGAAAGTTTTAAATTAATTTGTAATCTATCTGCACCAGGTGCCGCATAATTAGTGAATCCTTTGGCATTATCATATAAAGAAGAATCGTCCTTAACATTGACAAGAAGTTCGCTAATTGACAAACCAACTCTATAAGATGGTGTATTTGTATAATTATCAAGTATTATTGTTTGCTTTGAAACATTTGCAAAATATCCTCTGATAAAATATACTCCTTCACCAATTGATGCTGCCGACCCAATAGAAGTCGCATTTAAACTAATGAGAGATGCAAATGGAGTTCCGGCATTAATTGTGGTATTTCCGTAAATTATATTTTCTTCAGCAAATAATGCTTCTCCGTCTTCAAATTGATTGAAGATAAAATTATTATTGGAATCTACATATTTTACATAAATTGTAGGATCTTCTACAGTTGCACCATCAGGAAGTGCAACATACTGTATAGTTGCAGTAGTGCCAGAAGTTTGACCTATAATTTTTTTACCTATAAATTTATTGAGATATAAAGATATATCAATACCAAACTCTGTTGAGTTTAACTTAACCGCATAAAATTGACCATCATAGGCAATATTTCCTGGAATTACTACCGTTCCATCTTTAAAAGTGTAACTTCCAAAGGATTCAATTTGATTTTGTAATATTGATTGTAGAGTTGTTAATTCTCTTGCCTGAACTGGAAATCCTGGCTTAAATAAGACTTTATAAAAGTTTTTAGATGAATCAAAATCATCATAATATGGATTGATATTTAAGTCTGTTTTTTGTGCCATCTTTTTTAGAATTCCAGAATGATTTTAACGTCTTCTTTTTGCCTAAGATTTCTTTCTACTTCGGGTCTGTTATCAATGTAAATAATATCTCCCGTCTTTTTATTTATCTCTGGTTCTGCAAGTCCACCATTAAATTCCATTCCTAAATTTATTGCACCCTCAGAACTTCCTGTAAATCCTGCAGATACTGTTGCTTGAGAAGCAGTGGTAAATGTAATACTATCAGTATTATTAAAATCAACAATTTTAGCATTAACTCCAGTATCAGATCTGTCCTCTTGATTCAACCCATCAGTTAAAAACAAGGATCTATCTTTAAAATATTTCAATACTTTCGTGTCCCTATCATATGATGCTACCCATCCTTTTGCAATTTCTGTAGAAGATTGTGTCTGAGTAACTTTTTCTCCCACTGTGGGAGTTCCTGTATAAGAGGCATCTAATTTTAGTGCATATAAAGAAGAATAACTTGACCCAGTAAAAATAGTTGAACCGGAATATTGTGTTGGATTTTTGAGTATTCCAACTTGAGAAAATTTTGTATCTACTGGAAAATCTTTGGTAGAATCATCAAATCTTGCATAAATTAAAACTCTGTCAGCACCCAATTCTGTGTAGACATCATATCCATGCCCTTTAGATGGTGGAATAATTGGAATAAGAGTTGCGGGATCTGCTATAGTCCCACTTCTTCTTAAATTAACAATTCCATATGTATACCCCTTTCCACCATCTGTAACATTTGTAGAAGTAATCTTTCCATTGCTATCGGTACTTATTTCGACCTTTGCTCCAGTACCATCGCCTAAAATATCATATATTCCACCTACATAACCACTTCCACCATTTTCAATGTAAACTTTTTTAATTTGATTTTCTTCTATATCAGAATTAGCTTGTTCTCTAATTTCTTGAATTTGTGTATTTGAAGAAGTTGACCAATCATTAGGAAGAACAATATATTCCGTAGAGTCAAATTTAATTACGTCACTTGGAGAAATTGAGAACAAATATTTCCAAACATAACCATCAGAACCTGCAGTAAAAGGTTGTGGAATTGTAGATGTTGGTTCAAACTTTGACCTTTCTCCTTTTAAGTTATCTCCAGAAGAACCATTATCAATACAAATGTAAACTCTAAAGTCACTATTAATTACATAATAATTTGAATCATACAATCTACTGGTTCCAGAATTTGGAGTTGGATTGGAATAACTGTAATCATGCCTATACATATCATAGGCAGTATTTGTTGTCCACTGTACTTTTCTTATTACTCTTCTAATATTGGTGCTTGCAATTCTCCTACCAAACATCCCAGTGTCTTTATAATGGGATAGATATTGTGAAT